AATAGTGTGATAGCGTAAATATACTGCTTTTTATCATCTTTGTAAACCTTTGATAGGTACTTACGCAAATAATCCACACGTCCAGATACAACCGGATCTTTTAGATTTTCTTCAAAGATATCATTTAGCTGTAGAACTTCTAGGAGTTTCTCATATGCCATATTGTGAATAACTTCTGAGTTGCCCATCGCATAACCGAGATCGCGCAACGCGGGATGTGGCAAGTTATCGCCTAGGTTAGACCAAAAAGTCTTAACAGCTACTTCAATTTGGCCAATGGCAGAAAGTGTACGGATTAGAATTTGTCTCTCTTGAGCATTCATATCTGTCTTAAAATTAGAATAGTCTGACGTAAAATTAAACTCTTCAGGCGTCCAAAAGCCACTCCAAATGGCCTCAATAAAGTCATTAGTCCATGGATAGTGATTTGGTTTTCTGGAAATTTGTTCTTCGAATAGCATCTATTTCTCCTGCAGCAAAAAGCGAATAAGGCGGCCCCTCAGAATATTGCTATTCTGAAACATTTTAAATTGTCTATGGTAGTATTATATATTGCTTTATGGTTTCCGTAAACCGCGTTTATTACAGAAACCAGATAAAATGTTACTACATATTGTATTATTTTTTAGGGGTAGGGCCTTCTATTGCTTTTTCATAGTAAGCAATAATTTCCTTCTGTTGAAGGATATATCTACGGAGTTCGGCCACACCGATAGATAGGTTTTCATAACCCTTAGGCGTAATAGCCATAAAGGTAACTGATCCACCATGTTCTTCAATTTTCTTTATGGCTTCATCAAAGTTTTCTTCTGATACCACAAACCATTCAGTATCAGGAAAGTCAACAGGTTTAGGTCTCTCTTGAATCTGAATATTTTGCTTTGTGTATTTTGTTTGCGTTACGATCTTTTCGTCAATAGACCCCGCACCGCAACTACTCAGAATCAGTGTTGCTGGAACTATCCACAGTAGATGTTTCATTCATCAATTCCTCTCTAAGTCTATCAACGGCACGATTGATTCTCTCTGCCATTTTGTCTGGTTCAGCTTGAGCTTCACGAACAATATCAATTTGACTAAAACGTTTACGAAGTCCGTCAAGTTTACCTTCAGCTTTCTGAAGAGCAGAAGATAACTCTTTATTAAGTTCTTCATTTCGAGCTTGGTTCGCTTCCATTTGATCAATAGTATCTTGTAGTGTTTCTGCAGCAATAACAAGCTTTGTGTTGTTTTCTCTTAATAATGCAATAGTTGCCTGAGTGCTAGTATAGTATGCGTATGCACCGTAACCTATACCACCAAATACTGCCAATACTGCTAGAAAAATATAAATCTTAAGCATTATTTTTCTTCCATATACTTCCTAAATCTTTTTAGAACAACTGGCGACTTGTCTTTTCTGCGGCGTCTGTCAGTGACATTGTGTGCTTTGAAACGAGGTCACATGTCTTTTGTATCCTGTGGAATGCCTGCAGATGCCGTAGTCATACCAAGCTCTTCTTTTACCGGACGTTGACTTTTGATCCATCCAGTCGCTGCTTTTGATGCTGGCTTTGTTTTTGACCACGCAGATATAGCTTTGTATGTTGACATAACAGCTCCCTCAAAATTCGAGTCTTCTGAGTTGTCAACAATAAATATTTTCTGTCTAAAGTAGTTCTGAAACTTACCCAAGTTCTTTTGAACGTCTTTCCACATCTTTGATACAGTAGCGTCTGGAAGTGAACGCCCGCGCGTTTGATTGCGCTTGAGTGCAGTATCTTCATCTGTGTTAACGAAAATCATAGCGACTTCATAACCTAGACGTTTGAGTTCGTCTGCTTGATTTGTGATTTTTCCGTAGTCTTTGCCCGTGCCATCAATGATAAGACCGAGACGACCATTCAAATAACCTTGCTGTCTATTCTTTGTAAGAGCTTTTGCTTTGTTACGAATCTCTTGACCTTTTGGAGAGTAGATATTCTCTGGAGTCATATCCATATTTGCGTTTTTAAGACCACGCTCAAATGCGTCATCAGAGTTAACTACTTTAAATCCAAGCGCAGTGAGCGCTGTTTTGCCCACGACAAAAGACTTACCAGAACCTGGACCACCAGCAAGAAATACTGCTTTAAAGATTGCTGGATCATTAACACCCTCATCAAGTGTGACTTGCTCAACGGGATATGTTTTGTCTGGTGATGTGAAGTTTTTCTTACGCATAATAGTCTTTGCGACCAAATCTATTTCTTTGTTCTTTGCATCGTATTTGATTACGAATGGAATGTTAATGTCTGATTCAAGGTCTTTCATAACAGCTTCCGAGCCAGGAGGCAACTTTGAAATCGGCTTTCCGTATTTCACATATTCTTTTTTAAACAAAAGAGCGATTTCTTTTGGTGTGATTTGCTCTTTGTTACGCACATCGTTTACACGATCAAAGAAGTGTTTAGTGAAGTTAATATCAATACCAAGACGGGCAAATGCTTTGTCTAGAATTTTTTCTAGTGAACTTAGCTGCGCTTGTGTCATTTTGCTTTCAGTTAAACAATCATTACAAAAAGCAGTTTCACATTCGCCGCAGCAATCAGGAGTACCGCAGTTAGGATGCTCGTTTTCTATTTCTTTTTCATTAAGGCAATCTTTACAGAACTCAGAGCCATATTCTGCGCATTTTTCACATTCTGGTTTCATCTAACAATCTCCGATGAAGTAATGTACACTTTTTTATTTGTCCTAATATGAGTCGCTTCATAAATATTCATTCCAAAAATATCGCCAACTGGGAAAGAATCTTCAGCGACTTTAACTTTAGATCCTTTGGCAACCATTATATCAACGTTATCAATGATTTTTTCATTTTTTAAAATATAGACGCCAGGTGATAACTGATTATTTTCTAATACAAACCACTGATTTTCTTCTGCAAGTAAATCTGTTGAATCAATACCAATATCGGCAAGACCTTTAAGGATCTTCTTCTCTGATACGCTATAGTTTTCTTTAATAAGATATAAGCCGGCAGCATATGAAGCAATACTGCTGCTTCCACCAGGCGCTTTGGCCATAAGACGTTTTACATTAAATACAAGTCTATGGAAAGGAGTATAAAAGTTCTTATATGCGTCGCGGTCTTCAATAGTATTTGTATTAAATTGCTTGTTGCGTTTACCATCAGCATCAATAATACCAGCTTCAAACGCTTTCGTTTTATCGAATGGTGTAGTAAGCAATGTGAGAAATCTAAATGTATAGACTAAATCACCGGCGCGTTTGATAATACCCATTATATCCTCTTAAGTTTATCTACTACTATCTGATCTGATTCAATGTCAGATAGTTGGTTATCACGAACATATTTCAAAAACTGGAGAAACGGCTTAACTACAGTCCATTGCTCATCGGTAAGTTTTAAACCTAAAATCCTAATAGCGCCATAGTTTCCAAATACATTGAAAATGACTATAAGATGGTTTAATATCAAGCGCTCTGCTAATGCACCAGTTTCCAAATGCCTATTAACAAGGCGCTTGATATATTTAAATCTTTTCAAATCTGCATAAAACTCTTCAGGGTCTATTTTACCTAAAGGTGAGTAGTAGTGTTTTGCTGCAAATATTACTAGATCTTCTTCCAGTAAATCATCATTATTCATTTAATTATCTTTTTACTAATGAGAGTACTTCGTCTAATAGTGCCTTTCTCGATAAACTGAGGTCAAGTTCTACGCCAAAGCCGCGGGCATATTCTTCAAGTTGCCTTTTAGTCATAGCTTCAAGATCATCAGGAATGTCATTAGTACTATCTATGATGCCTTCTGCAATAACAACAGGCTGCTCCCAGCGCAATGTAACTACATCTTCAACTACTTCGGCAATTTCGATAGCAATTGGAGATTCGACAGCTGTAATACCATTAAACTCATCAATCTGAGCTTGGGTGTGACGAGTTGACTTGAGAAGCTCATTCGTCTTAGGATGATGCCATCCCTTCAATGAAGGGACAGCGTCTTTTTGAAATGCTGGAGGAGTAATAGCCATTATTATTTTCCTGTTTTTGGTGGAGTTTTGTCACCTTGCGCATTGTCTTTTGAGCGCATCGTCGCTTTTTTAATCATAGCTTTAAAAGTTTTAAAGTTAAGATTGTTTACCGCTTCTGCATCTGTTGCTGGATTCATAGGAGTTTTACGCTCAAGCTCTTTTTTTGCAGAAGGAGAAAGACCTTCACCTGCAGGAGAACCGTTGTTTGTATTACCGTGATCTTTAGCTTCTTCGACTGTTTCTTTCAAAGGATCAGTGTAAGTACCAGCTTTGAGTCTACCAATAATACGGCTGCCGCTATCTTTAACAACAAAATCACCATTAGTGGCAATTGCAGATGTTGTTCCTGGCTTTGCGCGTTTGCCATCAAGAGCTTTAGTCATAAGAGCTTTGAGGGTCTTTTGTTGTTTTACTGTGGCAGTTGCTTCGTCAATCTCTACCTCTTCCATTTTATTAGCAGCTCTATTCAAACCAGTTACGCGGTTTTGCCCCTGCTTATAATCTTTAGAGGTCAGAGTACCTTTATTAAGTTTCTCTCTTTTCTTTCTAAGATCAAGAGCTGCAGCACCATGATAATTACGTAAAGTATCTTGTGAAAGCTCATCAAGTTCTTCAGCTTCTTCTTTCTTCATATCCCAAGGAGCTTTCTTCAAAGAAACTTTGTCCTTTGGCTGCACTTTAATATTCTGCAAAGCGCGTTTCTGCGCTTTTGTCATTAGTTTTGATTCTTGAGTTTGAACTTCAGTCTCGGTTTCTTTACCTTTCATGGCTTTAGAAACAGCTTTGCGGCGCTTGTGAAGATACTCATCAGACTTATCAACATCACCATCATTGTCAATGTCTTTGTCTTTACGGTCTTTGTGCTTACCTTTAAGTTCTTTGGCATCCACTGGATCCATTGCTTCGTTTTTAGGAGTTTTGCAACCGGCTTCAGCAACTTTCTTATATGCCTCGCCCATTGCTAAGATATCTTTGTAGTTCATTTTTTTTTCCTTACATTAAGAGGTTAGCGGCAATGGCACCAACCACTGCAATTAGTGCAACCCAAAAGAGTTTATTAATAGTATATACCGTCTGAGAATTTTCAGATGTAATCTTTTCAAGAGCATCAAGTTTTTCAGAAAACTTGTTCATACGATCATATTGAGCAGAATATTTTTGCTCCATATTCACAAGTTTTTCCTCTGCTCTGGCAATAGTAACCATGGCATCAGTCAACTTGTCGATCTTTTCTTCAATCCGATCCAATCTACTGTAGTCAGACATTAACACTTCCATCTTTTTAACGACATTGCTTTACGTGTCGGTCTACCCTTTTCGTCCTTCATCGGCCCAGGCATCCCGCTCATCCTTGCACAAAAGCTCTTACGTCGTTTTGCGTCTTTACTACCAGGTTTTACTTTTCCAGTAACAGCAGTTTGAAGTTTGCTTCCGGGGTTTTTACTCCTAAAAGCTTTAACTCCCTTGGCTGTCATACCAGCACCTTTTTCGGTGCTGATAAAATGGCCTTTAGAGTCTTCGCCTCTTTCTGCCATATATCGCTTGAAAGATTCCATATTACTTATCTTTATCTACAATATTTTTGTCCATTGGAACCATACGAACGCCAATCTTACCATCAGGCTTAATAAACTTTTCTGGTTTTTTATCAGCAGCAGTATCTATACCTTCTTTTTTAGGAGCCGGTTTAGTATCTTTGGACATAGAACCAGATTTAACAACACCTGAGTTTTTGATTTTACTAATCAAGCGCATGTTGTTAGAAATACCTTCATCGAGTTCAGTTTCTTCACGACGAAGTTGAGCAAGTGAACGCTGAGTAGAAGTCATTTGGCGAACTGGTTTTTTACGACCAGTCTTTGTGCGACCAAGGGCTTTGTTAAGTTCTGCGTCTTTTGCGCGTTGCATTGCAAAAAAGTCACCTTTCATTTTAGGTGCACCTTTACGGCGAACGGCTTCTTTCATATCTTCTTCATCTTCACCGTGCTCGCCCATAGAAGAATGTAAGCCTTCAATCTCGCCGTGTGCTTTTGAAAGTTTATTCTGGAACCACTCTGGAAATTCTTTACCAGATTTAATATGATCCATCATTTCTTCTGCAGCATATTCAATAAACTCGAGTTGTTTAAGTGCCATGCTCGCTTCATCAGGTGAAGCTGGTTCGTCGTCTTCTTTAGCTTCTTTCGCAAGAGCTGGCTTTCCAGCAAGTCTTGCTTTCAGTGCAGCAAGATCATTTTTTGTTTTATCCATCTTATTGGCCTTTTTAGTAGTAGCCATACCAGAATTAGAAATCTTTTTAGTAAGCATATCAAGAGAGATTTCAGTAATATCTAGACCCTCGTACATTTCCTTTGTAACCCAGTTCTCACCCAACTTATCGTATGCATCGTACATGCATTTCTCATTAGTAGGCTTACCGAACTGATCACCACACTCTTTGCATAGCATATCGCTCTTAGATGCTTTGTCAAGATCGACTGCTTCATTTTGATTTGCTAGTTTTTTTCTAGCCAAAGCTGCTCCTGCATCGCGTTTTGCAAACTTTTTAGCATTTTTAGCCATAGCAGGTGTATCACTTGCAAAGTCAGAACGCCTTGCTGCTGCTCTAGAATAACTATCAGAAGCTTTATCTGCTTGCTTATCAGCCTTTTTAACATATCTACTCAAAGTATTTGGTGAAAGCTCGTCGATCTGTCTAACTTCTTCAGCAACCTTCTTAGCAGTAGCAGTAGCGATCGCCATCTTCTTACCCATGTCCATGCCTGGATTATCGCGTTCCATTGCCTTAGCAATCTCTTCACGTTTTTTTATTTCAGCCGGAGTAAGTTTCTTTTCTTCAACAGATTCTTTCTTAGATGTCTTTTGTGCATCTTTAAAGTCTTGGGCTGTTGGTCGATCAGGGTGTCCAGGAGGATTAGGCTTTTCCCCGCGCTTGCGCTTGGCGTGGATATTATCCCACAAGCCTTTTTTCTCATCTAGTTTTGCTTTAAAGTTTTTAAAATCATTCATTTGGCTTGGTCTCTTTATTTTTAATTTTAACGCTTTTAAGTCTGGCCGCATCCATCATTCTATCATGGCGAACTGCATCTGCCTTCTTTTCCCTATTTATTCTTTTTTTAGCTAGGTCAATAGCAGCGCTTTCGTCAAACTCTTTGAAGCTAATTTTCTTTTTCTTTTCACCAGGCGTTTTTTCCTTAGCCTTTTCAGAAGATTCAGGCGTACCCCAATCAGGCTTATCAGCATACATGCTTTTTGTATTATCGACGGCCTCGCTCAAATTTACAGAGAATGGAGCGACCTGGTATTCTACAGCAGGCTGATCTACCTTTTCAACAGCATCAAGCCATTTGCGATACTTATTAGCCTTTGATTCAATAATAACGTAGTTAGATCCTAGCTGTTTTACGATTCCAAGTTCACCGTTTTCTTTAATAACAACTTGATCACCAATATCGAAAAGCTTTCCATCAATGTATGATTCTCTTAGGTCAGATACTGGGGCTAATTCAACATGTCGTTTAAAACTTTTTTCTTCTTTAAGTCCCAAGCCCTTACGGACAGAATTAAAAAGCGCCTTCGAATCTGAGTTCGAAAACGCTTTAGGTAGACCTTGAGAAAATGATGTAAAATCATTATCGGATGCTGCGCTGCGCATTTTAGAAGCACTCATACCTTCTGCGCCGTCAGCATCTGGATCACGCTCGCCAGCCGAAATAACTTTAATATCCATAAAGTTATATAGACCATGACGACCCTTTTTGCCGTTATACGTGTTCAGAAGAGCATCAAATTCATTGACTCGATCTGATCCAACAACCATAACAACTTTTCTAAATCCTTCATCGTAAAGTGAAGTTGTAATATCCATTATGTTTTTAATTTTGTTGTTCATAAGGATATTACGCGCATGACGTGGAAACATCTTACGCGCTGCTTTAACTTTTTCTTTGTATGTCAGTGGGTTCTTTTTAGAATCGATCGATTGAGACAAATACATTCTATATGGATTTTTGCCTGCAGATGAAGCCAATTTGTCTAGCAGTTTTTCATGACCAATAGTAGGTGGATTCATTCTCCCGAAGGAGAAGAAAACCGTTTTTTCTTCTTCAACTAAGTACTGCTTAAATGATCCAATCATTTTGCGCGCTTTCTTTCCATTTCTTTTTTACGAACGTCTTTAATCATTTTCTTAGACATACGATCAATTCGAGTCTTAAAAGCTGGACTATTTAAGCGCTTCTCGATCTCAGCTTTTCGTTGCGGAGTCAAGTCATCTTTTGAAATATTTTTAATTAATCTTTTGTATGTCGCCAGATATGCCGAACGTCTTGCACGCTTCTTGAGCGTGTCGTTACTCGCAAATCTACGAGCTGCGCGGCTTCTTCCAAGAGCAATCTTCGCCTTATTGCGGCGCATATCACGGCCTTTTTTAAGACGCGACTGAACTGATAGAGCTTCATCAACTTCAGTTGATTCAGAAGCAAGCTGATGTACCATGATGGTGTGCGTTCCATCTTGATTTTTTATTTTAACATTTTTAGTTTTATAACCCGGGCCAACATTCTTAGAATGTTTACCTTTGTCAATATAATCACTGACCGGATTTTCATGTGAGGGATCATTTGCCTCACCAATTGGACCACCTTCACCAACACCAATTGTGCGTTTACGGCGAAGGGCTCTATAGTTTGTAAGTTCGTCCTCTCCTGGACGGTATTCTATTCCCATAGGGAACATGTCTTTAAATCTTAGCATCGGTTTATCCCATTAACGGCTGGGCTTATCCCAACCTTTTAAAATTTCAGGCGAAAAGTTGTTGTATGAAAATTCCATTCTATCAACAATCTTTACCGCGTCACCACCAAGTTTATCAATCGCTACATAACCCTCAGGGCCAGTTGTCTTATAACCATTACGAGTCTTAACAAAATGTTTAGTTTTTGATAATCTATTAAGTATATTTATGAGTTTTAATTTCGCTAAAACTATTACTCTTTGGAGTTCAAAGACTTTTTCGAGCGACTTTTTGTTTTCGGCGCTGAAGAAGGCAAGGAAGTCGTCACGCTTTTTGGCTTTGCCGATCTTGCCTTTCTCGGTTTTGAGGGCGTCGATTTCTTTTTGGTATCTTCCTCTGATCCAACGGATAAGCCCATCGGTGTGGGTTCTGGGATCGGGGATGGTTCCGGCTCTGACAAAACTGTTGTTGTAGGTTTCGATGGTTTGGGCGAGGTCTCGGTTGGCTTCGAGTGCTCGTAATGTGTTCCCAGCAATTTGGTTAAATATACTGCCAGCTGTTGAAAGATATTCATTTACTTCCTCCGTTTCTTGTGAAGTCATTGTTAAATTAGTCATATCGCGTAACATCGCATCTTGCGACCATACGGCTTTGGATTTTTTAAATCTACTTATATCTACCCCATACGAGGCGCGCATAGATTCGAAGCTTGAGCCAGTGTAAGTGGTGTGCCAGACAATACCGATTTTTGCAGATAGAACGTCACGAGCGCTAGGTGAATCGGCAGGGATAGCATATACAATTGTATTGGGGTGAAAGGTAACATATTTGTCTCCTTCTATGGTGTTTGTGGACAGATCTCCGGGACCAAAAAGAAAGTCTCCTTGAACCACACCCCTGATTCCCAGCTCTGGCAAGTAGCGTAATGCCAGTTTGAGCTTATCTGCAAGATCACCAGAAGTATCAGCATCAACATCAGCTGCAGATTTATAGACTTTAGGGTTTTTGTTGAAAATGCCTTTTTTGGCAACGAAAAATTTATCGTCACTCGGATCAATACCAGCAAAAATAGCAGGAGCGCCGTCCCATTTAACACTGACGTTTCCAGCATGAGTTCCTTTCAGCATATCTCTGAGAGAACGTAATGCTAAGATTGCCTCTCTAGTTCCTTTAACCCCACCGTACAGGACTTTGTCCTCGATGTGAGTCATATGTGTATTCTTTTGTTCGGTTATATATGAGCTAAAATTTTCCATTATCTTACCTCGATCCAGCCAAGTGATGCCCATCCAGATTTATTTGAACCGGTTGATGCAATGGCAATAAGAAATACTGTTGAAGTATCACCAAGAGTTGTAGTAGTTTTTCGTTGAATCTGTGTAATACTTCTTTCAGGAAAAAGTGTAGATTCTCCCATATTACCAGAACTAATAAATTTAGTGTCTACGATTTCGCCGCCCGTAAAACTTGTTGCTGTAATGTTGTATTCTATTGGGGATTCTGCGGAATAACTTACCCATGTCCCACCTGTTAAAGTTACATCTTCTAAAACTCTAATGAATACGCTGGTGTTATCTAACGTAGCGCCTGAAAAAACGTCTGGAATGATAACTGAATTTAGACTGTCTGACTTTAAACGAATAGCAACAATAGGATAGAATGTATTAGAGTTAATAAGAGTCTTACCTGTTATAGCACTAGAAATACTTCTTTGACGTCCTAAAAGAGTTGTAGTTCCTTCTGTCGAAAATGAGTGTGACCCTTGGTAGAAGGTGTGGGTTCCAGCTGCCCCTGTTACATTTGTCAACTCAATTCTTATAGGAAGTGTGGCTGTTGAAGCCCATGTAGTACCAATAACGTTTGCATGATTAAATTGATGAACTGGAATCTTATTGTTTCCAATCACAAAGTTAAATTCAACCTGACCTGCACCATACCATTCATATTCAATAACCATCAGTTGAATGTTGTTAGGGTCAGCTACGATACCAGTTGGTCCTGTTCCGTCCAGTTTATCTACGTTCCAGTTTTCACGAGCCACGCGGGCTTCAACCACACCGCCAGCAGTATTTCTACGGCACACAACATAATATGTACCATCACCACCATCTTCGAAATATGCTCCATCATTTTCATCAAAGAGACCAAAACGACGACGAACACCCGTAGTTGGTGTCCCAAAAATAGCTGTTATCGAAACTTCGCTTTGGCGACCAGGTATGTATCTCTGAACACGTTTGGTTTGGCGAATAACTTCATCACCCGCATCAGAACCGACTTCTAATCTAACCATACCAAGATATGGTTCATGAGTTGATGATGCAGTTCCAGTTACCTTTTCATCCCAAATACGAGTATCTTTGCCTGTTTTAAATGTGCCATAGTCTGTAACTTCAAACGTGGAAACTTTACGGCGGTTTTTAGAAGTGTGCTGGACAGTATCATCATCTACAGTAACAACCTGCTTACCCCATGGATTTACTGTTGTAACAAACTCCCCATCACTATGAGCCAGAAGATTAACCTCATAAATGTCATCGTTTTTCTGGGGCCTTTGTTTACTGTCTCGACTTTTGCTATACTGTGCCATTATTGTTTTACCTTCATCTTGAATCCTAGTTTGTTACCAGCGGTATATCCTGCCCAGGCAAACTCAAACTCTGCGTCTCTAAAGTAATTACTTTGAAATGTGATGCCTGTTTTACGAACATCAACATTTACCTGGATCAAAGTAACTTGTCTGGCAATACGGATTAACGATTCTTTTATTTCTTTATCACTATTTAAAATTTTCCAGATTGATTCTCCCAGCGGTGATATAATCAAGCGGAGCTTATCTTGACCCTGCTTCACACCTTCTGTTAGATTCATATTTAGGACCTTCCAGAAAGGACCCAGTAGTTGGATCAGCTCATCGTTAGTTTTATCATCCGTAAACTTTTTAAGAGAAGCTAGATCCATATCCTTAACTTTGATACCGGTAATCTCACTAAGTTTTTGTATAGCATCTGTTTCACGGTACTTATGCAGCTGGATCATCTGCTCTTTCATCGGTAGCTCATTGACCATCTTAAAGATCTGTAAGGATGGTTCTTTATCTAAGTCTACCGTATTAGCTTTTTTGGCCCTATTTTCAATAGCGTTAATAATATTCTGAATAGTTACCTTACCGCCGCCGCCAGACTTAACAGAAATTGGGTAGTGTACGCCAAAGCGAATCCCGTATATGTCGATCAGAGGCTCATTACTAGCAGTCGGAAAAAAGGACTTTTTAAAGTTTAACTTCTTCATAGCCCAAAGAGCACTTAGAAGTTCGCCATAGTCTGCAGATACTTTAGCAAGATCTTTCGCAGAAAATGTGACTTTTACAGAAGGATTGTCATCACCTTTCATAGCTGCATATGCAAGATCCATTAGTTGATCAGCAATTTCTGCATCATATCTCTTATATAAAACCTCCTTGAGCTGACGGATCATTTCGCCTTCAGCCAATGTCTTACCGGCAAATCCTAAATTGTCAGGGCTGAGATCTTTATTATTAAAAAGTAAAGGTCCGCCTTTTGCTGCACCAATGTAATTATTTACGTATGGTATCATAGTTCCATATGGTACGTTAGAGCCTAGATCAGCAGTGGCGATCAACACATAAGTCTCAAACTTATCGGAAATAGAAGGCCCTGGATAGTCTACAATTTCTAAATTATATTTCTTAAAATATGTATCGAACTGTGATGGATCTAGAGCAAACCGAATATGATAACCCTTACGGGAAGATTCCCCCATCTTAACACCACTTAAGGTTCTCTTAAGATAGGATTTAAATTCCCTTTGGTTTTTTGTATTAATATCACGTACAGTTTTTAGCATAAGTCTCTCGTTCGTTTCTTCTATTTATATAAAAAAATGGCCGAGCTTTTGCCCGGCCCAGTTGGAGACAACTAATGAATTTTTTAATAGTCTAAGGATGCGTTCCGGTTATAGACATATACGTCTGCTGTTTCGGAAAACTTAAGAGGAAGAGATTGATGGTAACGGTAGACACCCATGCGATGCCCACGCCCTTGAAGCTTGACGTACTTACGAGTAGTCTGACCACGCTCTTTATAGAAAGCGTTAGCTTCACGAACGGCTTTGCGGATAGCTTTGATCCACTCTTGGTCGCCAGGATCTTTCAGGTTAACAGTAGCGATGTACGAATCGGTGCGGTTTTCGTTGATGATCATGTGGTGTCCTCCGTTTGATATATCTAATATAATGTATCCGAGGAGGAATGTAAACCCCCTCGGATGATTTTTTTAGAGGAATTCTTGAATTTTTTCGATGGATTCGGGAGATCCGGAGACGGTGATTTCTGGATTTCCGCCGCCGGGTCCAAAGGTAATGTAAGATTCAAGTTTCAGATTGTGTTCGTCGAGAAGTTTGAAGAAGTCTTGAATAGGGCAGTCCCAAGCGCAATCGAAGGTGTAAGTCATGATGTAGTCTCCTTTGTTACTTAACCTTTATACGCTAAAAAAAGGGGTTGTAAACCCCCTTTTTCATTTTATTTAAATTTTTTGGAGATATTGGTAGCGGATGTATCTCCTTATCAACACAACCTCATATACTAAAAAAGAGGAGCTGTAAACTCCCCTTTTTCATCTTTATTAAAAGAATTATACACCTAGAATTCTTGCTACTTCATGTTTGTTATCATTTGGAAGTGATTTGCCTGACATAATATGCTCTACAATTTGTTCAAAGTAAAATGCAGCATCTCCATGGCCATTTTCATCCAAGACAGCGGCACAATCTCTAAAGAACAGCTTGAGCTTCATATCTGCCATGCCATCACCAAGAGCTGCTCGGTGAGATTTACCTGTACGCTGATTCATTCCAACCATTCCTTTCTAGCATATTCAAAAAGCTTTCGAATTGATCTTCGTTAAGCTCTAGTTTCTTACCAGGAATAGTTCCATTTGAATATTCCTGAACTCGGCCGCCGTACATATGTTTCGATACATAGTAGACATGATCTTGATTTGGGTGTGTATATTTCATAATATATCCATAGTATCATAAAGGAGGGGAGCTGTAAACTCCCCTCTAAGTTTTAAGCCGCTAGAGCGTATTCTACAGCCTTTTCTGCAGCTTTGATTTTGCGGAGTTGGTTAGACCCAAACCACTGGCTATGGAGGCGGTTATCAGCATTACGACCTTGAAGGTGATCAGTTACATATGTAACCGAGTTAAATGCTTGCCACCATGAACCTTCGGCAAACTCTGCACCTGGCTGTGTTTCGAGAACGCTATATGCCTGCTTTGCCATGCGAGAGATAGTATCAGCGTTTACTTCCTCTTGCTTTGTTTGACCAGATGTAAGTGGGAACACTTCATTGTAATACTGCATCAGAGAGTCAACAGAAAATCGCTTTTGTCCGAGGAACTGAGCCAGTTCTTTGTACTTAGCAAATTTCTCATGAGCAATACCCATAGTAGCCTTGACAGTATCAGCATCAAACGCAGTGCGGTGACCAACTTTTACGGCACGTTGTGCTTGTGAGTTAAGAGCAAATGTCAGAGTATTGTTGCATACTACTCGAATTGGCGTAAAACGGATATCGATTGACTTGCCATAAACATGTGGATTGCTAAAAAGCATATATGAGTCAACTTGATCTCCACCAAAGAGGTCAAATGATTCTTTTACTTTAGCAAGAGCCCAAACATAGTTACCGCCTTTAAGCGATCCTGCGGTATGCATTTCCATATCACCCGCAAGAACGTACTCATTGAAAAATTCAAAAGCTTGTTCATTTTGAACAGGGTTCCAGTTTTCACCGACGTTGGTCAGGATTTTACCGTCAGTTTCACGCACAAGCGACTTCTGACCAGTTTTACGCTTTTCACCATTATACTCGATGAAAGACTCAACTTCCTGAACGCGCCAGTCAACACCGGCAGCTTTCATCATCTGACCTGGAGTCAGATCATTCGAAACCAAAGTACCAAGACCGTGCCAAGGTACATCACCAACATAAGCCATTTGAGCTTTACCGTCAACAAATTCAAGTTCATGTGCCATAATATATTCTCCTTATACCAGTTCGAAGCACTCACGTGCCACCATATTGAATTCACGCTTGGAGCATTCCGAAAAGTCCAAACCCCAGCATTCCATTTCGTACTGAACTTTTGCAGCAGTTTCAAGGTCAATCTTAAGAAGTTCTGCGATTTGACGAGTGTACATGTTCATAGTGTTTGTCTCCATTTCATATGATTACAATACGCCATATGAAATCATTTGTAAACAGTTAAATGTGCTTTTTGTAAAAAATATTTTGTTCTTTTTCACGATCATCCAGTTCATAATGACTTCTATATTGGTTGTTTGCCCTGATGACTTCACCTAAAATGCTGAGGTTATCAAACCCAAAATCCCAGATTGCATATGTGTCTTTTGGGAAACAACTTCCACCGTAACCTTTTTTCCCATCAAATCCAGGTACTTTAGTATGTGAAGGGCCAATCCGCGGGTCTTTAGCTATAGCACTAGCCACTACATTGTATCTTCCACCGATTGATTCTACCATATCTTTCCATTGATTGAACCATACAACTTTAGAAGCTAGAAATGAGTTAATGCCATATTTTACGAGACTTGCTTCTGCAGGTGTCATGAAATATGCTTTAGCGGGATTACAATTTGAGTTATAATTATAAAGGTTTTCAACTTTCTTACATACTTCAATATCTCCACCCAGAATATGGAATTCAGGATTCAAAAACTCATCATAGGAATTACGTTCAGTCAAAAATTCTGGGTTATATACAAAACGCTTATATCTGGTAAACTCTTCAGCCAGATCAGGCGTAATAGTCGATTTAATTACTACCATACCACTTGGAAATTGTTCAAGCTTTAGAATTACTTCCCTAATGATGTTGGCATCAATCCCGGAGGAATCATTCCCCATTGGGGTAGGCACACATACAAAAGTAACATCTGGGACATATGCTTCCAAATCATCCATATCGTGAAAGCCTTTATAAGGATCCACGATCATAATATCGTTAGATGTGTTTTTAAACCCAAACTCTACAGCTTTACCTACAAACCCATAACCAATAATTGCAATCTTAGTTAGCTTATTCATTAATGTTTGCCTTCGCTAAAATTACTTACAAGTCTATCACCAGACACGGCTCGACGTTTTACTTCATTAACTGAAATTCCATATTTTTTAGAAACAGATTCATAGATCAATTCGATAGCGTCTTTAGTTGTCATAATATATTCCTCAGATATAAAATTTGCTTTGATCGATTACGTTATCAAAATGATAACCAAAAATAGCTACTCTACGTGGAATTTCACCGGTCACTACGCGATGGTTCCAACCGGTATTAATAAACCAAAGATCGCCTATTTCCATTTGAAAACTATGAATAGTTCCATCTCGTCCTCTAAACTCAAATACTGAATCGTTTTCATTCAAGCAAATTTGGGCTCTACACATATAGCTTGTACAGCTATCGATATGCCAATTTAGTTGATGCGCATTACTCATTTCACTCATTCTGAAACGATAAATGTTTGTGAAATATGATTCTAGAAATTGTTTAGCTTTTACTTCTTTAGTCCAATATGTATAACGATATTCATCAACATCGACTCCAATCTCTTCAGGAGGTTTTGTTTGAACTAACAGCTGACGATATCCGCTCGTATCAAAAACTTGCTTATAGTCGATAGCTTGACTAATTCCATATACATCCCCACCGATATCGTTTTGGGGTTCTGCATCTAGAATTTCGTTAAGTTCATCGACCATGAACTGAGGAACTTTACCGAGCTTCTCAAAGAATTTGAGTTGGTGACGTTTTGGCCCAGTTCCACCTACCCTCATTCTTTTGGTAGTTTCGATGAGGTATTTCTTATCCATGTAAAATCCTATACGTTTCAATTTCCATTTTACTCAGCTTTGGCTGCTTACCATTATATACTATATTTTGATAACAATCCGGATCGCAAACCGGTTCACATGTTTGGAACATACCATCAGGCACAACCCATCTTAAGCCACTCCTATATTCTATCTTGTTTTTGAACCTTTGTATACTGTTTTTTCTCTTTAATCCTTGCATAGAGACAAAAACTGTATCCCATTGTTTAAGATAATCCATTTGAGCAAGTGCTAGGTGCTGTGATGGGCTAAATACCATATCGTTTTTAGGATGAGTGAATCTGCGATAATCCCTGTAAATATAAGTTCTAGTGCAGATCCTATAGCAACCTTCGTAGTATTTTTGAATAGTAGCAAATGCAACGGGTCTATCTTCATCATATAAGAAAAACCAATCTAAAAACTTATTATCTTTATAAGTATTTGGAAGGTTATCGAACCAATCAGAGTTTTTCTTATCATATATGTAAGACTCGTTCTTTAAACGAGCTAACTCTTTTATAAAGTTATCTTCTCCGTATTCCTTAAGTGTTATTACTTTCGGATCAATCGAATAAACCAAGCCGCTGGGTCCCATTCGTACCACCTCTTTCCAATTTGCCAATCCATTGGCTTTGCATGATGATTAGCGTGCCATCCTTCACCGCCAGTCAAAATGTTAGCTATCCAAGAATTAGAAACATTTTCATGTCGGTGGCACAATGTATTTAGCAATCCAAATCCTATATAACCATAAACCATAGGTGCAATTAATAACACTAGAAACCATTCAAATGGCAGAAAGGTGAGGCCAAATAAGAATGTGCAGAAACGAATATCTCTATGATTTTTATGAAACCACATTACTCGTTTGTTTTTGAGTAAGTCAGTTACGTGTCTTGGACGAATAGCCGGAACTTTAAACGTAGAAGTCAATACTCTCCAAACGGGTTGATACTTGGGCGAGTGAGGGTCTTTTTCAGTATCCGAGTGATTATGATGCAGCCTATGTACACCAACCCAACCAAGTACCGAGCCAGAGCCTGATAATGGCCCTAAAGAAAGAACTAGATATTCATACCAGACAGGAGCTTTAAACGATCTGTGCGAAAAGTATCTATGATATCCAGCTGAAATTACCGCTGAAGATAAAAAGAACCACCAAATAAAACTACTTATCAAATAAACCATTGCAATTGCTTTCTATATAATTTGCAAACCCAATTTGACCAAGTGCGTTAGGATGGCGGTCTGATTTTGATATCCTAACATCGTCGCCATCCCCTAATATATGATCCAAGTTAAATCCACCGATCATCTTATGGAATGGGAATCCTATAATATTTTTATTATTTTTAATATCTTTGAAATATGGATTAAGCATAATATCTGAAAAAAAGCTATCTAGTTTGTAATTAATCGGATTTTTTATATTAGGTAAAAAATCCAAATTAGTGAGAAGTCCTATAGGAAATCCGGCAACACCTTGATAAAACGCGTATGGTATTTTTTTATCTTTTAATATATTTGCCAGCAAAAACATATACCTAAATGTATCATTAACTACGCTTTTTACCCATAAATCTATAGTATATTTTGGATTATAGAAAAAATCTCTATAGTCTACTTCATACTGATAAATTTCTTTATACATGGAATGATCATCACGTAAAAGATCTACAGCAGAAGCTAAGGGAAAATGTTGTATGTGGGCCATTGTCTGAAATCTATCCCAACCACTCCAGACTACCACAACTTTTTTAACATTTTTATTAACATGAAGCTCGTCTACTATAGAATCGAATATTTGCTTATTACCTATACCACTAATAGCTTTATTAATGACGGATAAATTATGCCGATCTGCAATAATTTCGGGCCACATCTTCCAACCTTTAGCTTTTTCATCAGGCAAAGATTTGTCATAACTAACAAAGTTTGGATCAGTATAAGAACACCCTGATACCAGCAGTATATCTTTTTTCATAAATAAAGATCCTTATATCTCTTAATAAATTCTTTTGAAATTAATATTTGTCCAGCAGCATTAGGGTGTCTATCACGAATAGAAATATAATATTCTTCTTTATTATATCTCATATCATCAAATGAATATCCACCGATTTCTTTCATCATTGGCCAACCGATAAAGTGTTTTTTCCTTTTGTCGACTTCGGAAAATATGGAATTGTTAGTTAAAATTTTAACCACTTCTGCTGGTGATATTGCACACTTTTCAGGCAACTGTTGATTTTCAACCTGTTTATTAATTGAAAAATAATCAAAATATATTAAACCTCCGAACATAACAAATTTGATATTACGTTTTTCACATATTTCCATAATAGCAAACATTTTTCTAATTGGATTGAGAATCATAGATTTATAGGCCTTAGTGCTTAAAAAATGATCACTTTTAAAATATTTTTGGCTTATTTTACCAACCCCAATGTCGTCCATCCACGGGAATGGATCGTAGTTTCCATTGATGGTGTTACACTCTACAATAGGATTAAGCGTAAAATTAAAAAATGGAAGTCTATCAGAAGTAGACCATAAAATAGCTACAGTATCGACCCTATCGCCGTATGTACTTAATCCTTCTAAAATTGTATCGAATATATGATCCGCGCCGGCGCCGGACTGGCCTTTATTCACGCATTCTAAACCCAATTCTTTTGCCATAAGCTCTGGCCACATTTCCCAATCTCTTTTGATTGTGGGGTCGTTTGATCTATAATGCGTATCAGTATATGAACAACCCGACGCAAGTAATATTTTTTTAGCCATTATTTTTCTCGTATCTTTTCATCAAAATACTTTTACATTATATTTTCTTTGAAATTCTATGCCATCAGCTTCATCATTGACCATAGGTTTGCCTTTGATATTTAGACTTGTATTAAGTAGCATAGGAACACCAGTCAATTCATAAAACTCTTCAATAATAGGACGAATAACAGATCCACAATCTTTCTTTACAACCTGAACCCTTGCGCTGCCATCAACATGAGTAACTGAACTATAGTCATGCTTTGCTTGTGCTACAAACTGCATATATTCGTTCATCGGTCCTTCGAAATATTCAGAAGCAAATTCTTCCAAGATTGCAGGTGCAAAGGGTCGAAAGAGTTGTCGGCGCTTAATCTGGTTAACAGTGTCTTTAATATCTCTTCGAGGGTCAGCAAGCAAGCTACGATTGCCAAGGGCGCGAGGGCCAAACTCAGCACGGCCATTAGCAACCCCGCAATAAGAATTATCAACAATATGTTGAGCAACCTCTTTAGAATTGATGTTACGTTTGATATTGTATCCAAGATACGGATTTTTCCATTTCAATTTCTTACCAAGAGCTAATGCTGCAGCACCGAGTGATGAACCAGCATCACCTGGGTTTGGCATAATCCAAATGTTCTTACCTTTAATCTTACTGTTAGCTGCACAGTTAAGCGCGCATCCACCCATATACACTAAGTTAGGATGTTTACAGTACTTATCAATGATCTTAAGTAATTCTTTTTCAAACGTAGCTTGGGCTGATGCAGCTAGGTCTTCGTTCTTTGCATTCGGCAAATAGTCGCCAATGCCTTTATGATTATTGCGATGTAGTAGTTCAGACATATCATAGATAGGTTCGCCATACGCAGCCATGCCCATAAGAATATATTCGTCTTCATTAGGTTTTAATCCGACACGTTGTGTGACCGCAGAATAAAATAGACCAAGAGAGTACGGATACTTCCAGCTTTTGATCTTTCTCATCTGCGCGTGATTATAATGATCCGTCCAAGCTTCCCATACAGAAATTGTATCCCATTCTCCAATGGAATCAATAACTAATACATTAGCTTTATCAAACGGAGATGTATGGAATCCAGCTGCAGCATGTGACTGATGGTGATAGAATGTTTTCTTTTTACACATATCAAAGCACCAATCACATTTATATGATTTTATGGCTTCTTGTCCGAATAGAACTCTTCGAGTATTCTTAAGCCAATTCTTTTCATAATATGCGTATAGATCATGATCAAAATACTGATCAGGATGAATCCTAGGGTCATTCTTAATCTTAGAATACCGCTCAGAATGACCAGCATATAAGATCTCACCTTTATCCACTAATGCAACACCTGCATCATGGAAACCTTCACTAACACCCAAAATTCTCATAGTATACTACCCATTGATAAAAGAATCTTTTATATTATACCACTATATACCCATTTGTAAACAGTTAATTGTTCAATGGGTTATCTAATGCTTCCTGTAAGACTTCTTTTATATCTTTATCAAGCTGTCTCATATCAGTATCTATACGAGTTTCCGTCTCACGCATTGTGTCACGAACATCTTTTTCTGACTCTCTAATAGTCTTTTCTACTTCTCGTATAGATGCTGTTACATCTTTTTGTACCTGATTCATTTCAGTGCGAATACCTTCAAGCGTTTGTTCAATATTATCTTGGGCATCTTTAACGCGATTTTCAGATTCGTCTACTTTATCTTCCATGCGATCTACTGCTTGTTCAAGCTTAAGTAAATCATCACGCAAGCCATCTTTAATATCGCGAGTATAGTCAATTGCTCCGTCAAGTTTTGTTTGCACTAATGCATTCTCTGCTTTAATTTTATCTATGTCGATATTCTGTACGACTTCTTTCATATCAACATAGTCTTTATAGAACTCAAAACCACCCCACAAAGCTCCACCTGCAGTAGACAGCGCCGTTAGTACAACCGCCATCTTACCACCTCGAAAAGTCATTCCGCCAAATTCAAACTCTGCCATGTTCTTTCCTTACTTAGGTTTTGAAGCTGAGCTTTTAGCATATGCTTGTGAGCCAAAGAATGCTGCCACGATACCAGCAACCGAAACAAAGTATGTTGCTGCCATATTGCCTAATATTTGACCAGCCGAGTCAAGTCCCACCATGTAAGCAAGAACAACAGCAAATGGATATAGTAATAGTCCGCCTAGAGCAAACCATGTCATGTTTCTTTGGGCATCACGCATAGCATCAGCATCTTCAAGTTCCTTTCGTTTGAACTCAAGATACATTGCTTCTTCTTCAGCAGACACATGACCGTCTCCGTTGGTGTCAGCCGGATGATATTCTTTTGCGACCTTTGTTTCCTCAGTCATTACTTCTCACCTTTCAACAGTGTCCAAGCGCCGTATGCGATCATGCCATACGCGATAAGATTAAGGGGTGCTAGGATCATAGCGATACCACATCCGATCAACACTACGCCATCCAGAGACGTTCTTTCTACTAATCTACTTTTTATCCAGTTCATTGATTCTTGCCTCCAATTCATCTATTTTCTTTGTTATCTTTGGGTATTTCTTTCTCCATGCATCTTCAGGTTGTTCTAACCAAGTTAGTCCCCAACGATCCACGAGATAATCCACTGCTCTATCGAATTGAGCATATCCCCATAACCCGATTCGTGTAGTGCTAAGATAAGCCAATACCATAGCACCAGCAATACTGCCAGCAATGCTTGTATAGA